TACTAATACCATCAATAAATGTTTCATCAAGATATCTGATTCCACCAATATAATACACAACATAGTCGATACTTGGAGAATTAGCGTAATCTACACCATCAATTGTTAAACTACCACCACCTTTATATTGTTCTTCAAATATATTAGTAATTACATATTTCTTTAATTCTGTTAATCTACTATTATCAGTACTACCTGTTATCATAATTTTTAATATAAATACTTTATGTTAGAAGAAATCTCCCACTAATAGTTTTACTAATTGCAAGACCTGTTTCTGTTTTTAAATTATCAACAGGTGGTTGGCGGTGGTGTTGTTCCTCCAGTAATAAATGCATCAAAAAATCCAATATCTTGTGATTCTTGTTTTAATCCAATTTTCAAATGATAGACAGCAGTTAAATCCGGTATAATTTCATGACCAATATTAGTTGGTATGGTAGTTACTGCTTGTAATATAGTTTTTTTTATTTTTTCCATTAAATAACACTTTTTCTTAATAACACCTTAATGTCTTTTTCTGGATATTTAATCTCAAACATTGAATCCTGTGTTGAATAAATTGTATTATTTTCTATTCTAATTTCACCTGTTGTTGTATTAACAATTGATTGTGTAACTGTGTTTATTGAATATTGGTCACCAACTTTATTAAAAACTTTAATACCAATAACATTAATTACACCATTAGCATTTAGTATTTCTTTTTGGAGTTTCCCAAGGAAAATGTCTTGATTCATTTCATGAATATTAATATCCAGATATTCAGTAACAAGTGTTATTATACTGTTTGCTATTTGATTGTCTGCTGTATTAGTCACATATACATCAATTTCAAATGCCAGATTAAATATTTTCCCATCATTAATCTCAACATAATCATTAATCATTCTATATTGTGTTATGAATTCAGCAATATTTGCTTTGAGTAGTGAATTACTACTATTACTTAATTTACCGTCAGCACCAATACCTAATATTGATAACAACACCTTATTATTTGTTTTAAATGCATTGACACGATATGGAGAACCATACTTACCGGGCATTTTATATACTTGTAATAAATAATCTGTAAGTGTAACATCTCTACTTTGTGACGCAAAATTATATTTAATTAATTGTCTAATTTGTTCTGTACTTAAACCATCATTTCCACCGAGTGCTGGAATTGGGTTTGTTATTTTTAAACTTCGTATTACTTGTTGATTCATATCTTGACGACTACCAGCAACTTTTAAATTAAATGAACCAAGATTTGTTAATACATCAGCACCAATATTAGAACTAACACCACCACCTGTACGATATTTAACAAATAACGTATAATTTGCTTTTAATTTTTCACCTAATGCTGTATTATTTAAAAAGTTTTCAAGGAAATAACGATTACTAACACCCTCTTTCAATAAACCATCTTGAAATGCATTAACATCAGAATCACCAGAACCAAATGTCAATTTACAATAACCTCTAGGTGTATATTCTTTAATGAATTTTTTTGTAATATCAACCCATCTTGCTGCTTTAATATTATTCGTTGTTGTGTTTGCACTTGAACTCAGATAATCTTCAACAAATACTCTTTGTTGTGCAAGATAATCAACCTCATAATATCTATTTTCAAAATTTTCAAACTCACCACTGTTTGGATTTGTACTATGATTTGTACCTTCTAGTAATATAATACTTTCAATTTCAATAATATCAGGGTCTGGAAGAATAATTGAATAGAACGGTATTACATCAGCATTATTAATAATTTTTTTAAATATTGATGTTCCACCATTAATAACAACTTCTCTTTTTACAACGGTATAATTTTCAGGAATACCATTGGTGTTTAAGTTTGGTGTTATACTACGATTAGGGTCACCAAGATTACTCACTGAAGAATTCCAATCAATATTTGCTTGTGTTTCAAACACTTTACCCCCGCCTAATGCCTGTGCTCCACTTATTAATACAGGATAATAATCACTATCTGGTTTATTACCAAGGATAGGCACAGTAATACTAAAATCAATAACAGTAACACTTGGTCTACGTGCTGGAATATTAAATCCCATATTTTTTGCAATATTTAAAATATTTGCTCTTTTTTGAGCATATTCTAATTGAGTTTCTTGAAATGCCCTATCTGTATTAACACTAAGGTTGTTTCCAACACCAGCATTTAAATCAATAAGCATTGCTCCAACACTTGAATCAGTAAAATCTTTAAGAATTTCTGGATATGCTCGTCTAATAAATGAAATTAAATCTGTTTTGATTTCTCCAAAAGTTCGACTTCCATATTGAATTACGTTTGTTGTATCTGTTGTCATATTTTATATTTTAAAAATTTAAATCTATATTACCTTGTTCAGTTAATGAACCTTCAATATATGTAAATTTAATGTTAACATTTAATTGATTATCAGATATTTCTTGTCCTGCCTCATTAGTGTTCCAGTTAAATGTAATTGATGTTATTTTAATTTCAGGGATATAGAGAGAAACTGTTTCCCTAATTTCATCTTCAACCTGAGTTGATGTTAAATCGTCATTAGGTTCAAAGATATATTTTAATAAATTAGTCCCGTAATCTGACCCATAATATCTTTCACCTCTTTCTGTTAATAATAACAATAATAGATTTGAACTATACGAGTTCTTAGTCACTTTATTCATTTGAAGGAAACTATTGGTTTCATTGTCGTCTCTAAAGGGATATGTGATATTATATGAATTCATTATAATTAATTTACTATAAATACTTATAAACAAAAAATCCCGACAAATAAGTGTAGGTATTTTTATTTTAATATAAAATTAATTATTATTAATGCCTTTTCTTACTTTTTTTATTTGCTTTTTCTTCATCTTCTTTTTGTTTTTTCACATCAAAAAGACTTTTAACTGATTCTTTATAACGAATAACAGAATCGTCACCATATCTTTTCATTACACCAGAATGTGTAACAAAATCAGGTTTCTCTAAAGAGACTGCATCACTATCACTAATACTAACACCAGTAAGACATTCAACAATAGCCATTTCCTGCATATCATCAGGTAAACCATCAAGAATTTCTTCATTAAACACGATAGTAAAATTAAGTCCATCAGTAGCAACTTCAGTTACATCATTGGTCTTGTTAATCTTATAAAGTTCTTTCTGCTTGTTGTTATTAAAGACTTCGAACTGAATCCAATGAGGAATACTTGTTGTTTCTTTAATTTCTTCAAAACGATTTACTACGTCTTCTGACGCTTTTTCAATTTTTGCCATAAAATAATTGTTTTTAATTAATTGTTGTTTTTATATTTCATTTTTAATTCTTCAATTTTTTGATAAAGGTCTCCGAACATAATATCTTCACCTTCGAATTCTTTTTCAAATTTTTCTTCAAGTTCTTCAACAAAACCAAACATATCACCAATACTTGCTTTTACCATATCTTCAATCTCAATTAGTGTCGCTAATTGTGCGTTAATCATATCTTGTTTCTTGAATTGCCCCATTTTTCTTTCATATTCTGTATTAAATTCAAGTGCTTCTTCTTCACTTACTATATTAATTTTACTTTCTTCAGAATCAACAACACGTTTTTCAAGACCAGCTTTAATTTTTTCAAGTTCTCCAACAGAACCATTACCAATTTTACTATCGGCTAATTCATTTATTTCATTAATTTTTTTTGCTGCATCAGAATTAAATTCACCATTATTTGCTGCTTTTTTTAAATCATCTAAAAATTTACTCATAATATTTAAATTTTTTGACCCAACGTTTGTATTTCAATTCCATCGAATTTTAGTACTTCGTGAGTATCATTATATGTTATTCTTTTATTATATTTATTGACTGTAAAACCCATTAATTCACCATATTCATCACTAATAAAAATTTCTTTAATATTAATAATTTCGTTAAAAATATCAGAATCTTCATCAAGTTTTTCTGTTTTGAACTTCAAAGGTACGAAAAATTCGAATTGCCTGTACTCAAAACCTATTTTTTTTACATGTAAAAATTCAGTTAATTCTTCAATCTTATTAATTGTGTCTTGATTTTCACGATTAATTCTAATTGGGAATTTAAATTGTTTTGATTGATTTTCTAAATCAAGAACTTCAAATACATCCTCAGTAC